CAAAGATGTCTGTTGGTGCTGATGACACTGATACACAATGGATGATTGATAATCTATACAATGGTATGCAACAAAATCCTGAGGTGAATACAAATATTGAGCCAGGTTATTTCATACAAGATTACTGGTTGATACCAGAGGACGATGAAAACCAAGAAGACCATGGCATAGGTGCTAACACTGCTAAGATTCGTGTTGGTATAACTTTCTGGGCAAAGGCAGAAGGATATGGATCAGGTGGAGGTAGACGAAAGACTAATTACTATGCTACAATAGAAATACTATCAGTCCTTGATTGGGGCGACGGATATGGTGAGGGTCAAGAGTTTATATTCTACTGGCCACCTAAGTATACTGATCGTGTCACTGATTATTCTACTGCCAATAGTGTCTCACCATATGACCCTACTCTTCCAGAGCACAGGTCAACCTCTGGGACATACAATCCTTTAAGTAAAGAGATACCATCCTCTGTCCAGATTAACTACGAGCCTACTGGTAGAGGTTATAGAGATACTAAGAGACCTGTGTATGATGCATTCTTCCAAGAGTCACATAACAAAGAGTCTATGTATTGGTTTATAGATAAGAAAGAATACAAGGACAGGATCAAATTTAAAGTCCGAATCAACGGTGTACAATGATGAAAGGTTTTGGTGAGCAGCCAGGTCGCACACGTCATAAAGACTGGGCAGACAAGTCACTACAAAAGACAACTAGAGAATTGAAAATGCTTCGTGAGGTCATTGAAAAATATAAAGATGATCCTGATGGTCGTCATAAGATGCTCAAGAAGATGAAAAGGTTATGGAATAGTCCTATTCAGATTATCAGAGATCTGGATATGAAACCTACTGGAAAAAATATAGTTGACGAATTAAGAGAAGTAAACTATGATGAGATGGTGGAAGACTATCGAGAAGAAGTTGGTATAGATTCACCTCATGACCCTGTTGATACTACAACAGACGAGGCAGAAAATATTAGAAATTATCTAGAAGGAAAATGAAGGTTGCTGTGATCGGTAGAGGTAGTGGCGGTTTAATTACCGCTATGAATCTGCTGACTTTCAACATTAATGTTGATGTATATTATGATCCCGAAACTTCACAACTTCCTGTTGGTGAGTCAACCACACCTCAATTCGCATCACTAATAGAATGCACATTAGGTTTAACCATTGATGATCTTATATCTCTTGGTCTTGCATCACGCAAGAAGGGGATAGAGTTTGTTGACTGGGGTAACTCAAAGCATTTCTATCATAGATTTCTACATGCAGATGCTATTCATTTTTACACTAAGACTCTTAACCCATTTCTTCAAGAGAATCTAGAGAAATATTGTAAGGTTAAGTTTATTGGCAAACGTGTTACTGCACTCCAAGCATTGCAGAATGAATACGATTTTGTTATTAACTGCTCGGGTGCTCTTAATAATCATAGAAAAGAGATTGACATACCATGCGTTAATAGTGTATTATATTTTGATGATCATAAAATACATGGTCATCCAGAGTATACATACCATCTTGCTCATGAGTATGGATGGAAGTTTAGTCTTCCATTTCCTGACAAGGGACTTTCTAGAACGGGTTACCTCTACAACAGGAAGTATCAGAAGCATGCAGATGCAGAGATACTTTACTCTCATGGAGATCTATATGAATGGGTGCCTTCATACGCACCCGATATGATTGTCGGCAACAGGTTGGCACTGAATGGTAACGCTTTACTATTCTTCGAGCCTCTTCAAGCACTTTCACTTCTTCATTACGACATGGTTGCAAAAAGAATCTGCGACTATATTGTTAATGGCCAAACATCTGAGGAGAAATTGCTAGGTAATCTCTGGTATCGTAGGATGGTGGAGGCATACATTGATGCCCTCGCCTTCCACTATCAATACGGTAGTAAATACGATTCAGAATACTGGCAAGAGGTCAGCGAAAAAAGTGTCACAAGGGTTGGACATAAATGGTGGAATGATGGTATGCTCATACACGCAGTCAGATCTTCATGGGGACAGGGTAAAAATTCTCACCTCACAAAGCATCCTGACTACTACTACGCACCTGATCACACAGGTATTTTTGGCATCACTTGCATGTATCAATTACATGAAGGGTTGTCAGGAAGCACACACCGTTGACACTATGACGGTATTAAGGTATACTAAATACCATTACAAAGGACTCGAAAGATCGTAACCCTGCGTATACACATCACCCTTGTCGTGGGTGGTATCATCCGCAGGATTTTTTTCTGCGAGAAACTAAAAACAAAATGATTAAATCAACAATCGCTGCTTTAGCAGCAACCCCTCTTCTATTCTCTGGAGCCGCTTTTGCTGGTCCTTACGTTAATGTTGAAGCAAGTGGATCATATCCAGATGGAGCATATTCATCAGGCACATGGGAATTCCAACTTGGATACGAAGGCACAACTCCTAATGGAATTGACTGGTATGTATCAGGTGGTCCTACAGTAACTCATACAGAGTCTGCTGACGAGTTTGGTGACACTGAACTTATCGGTTACATCGGTGGTGGTAAGACACTTACTGATAGTGTAGGAGTATATGGTGAGATATCTGCAGCAACAAACGTTGATGACGTAGACTGGTCTGGAAAGGCAGGAGTTAAATACACTTTCTAAGTTAAATCCTATATAATAAACTAGGGGTCATATGACCCCTTTCTTTTTCTTTACATTATCATGGCAAAAATTCCTGCTACTACGACAATCTATACAAGAAATGGTTGTCCCTATTGCACAAAAATAAAAGAGGTGTATAATATGAATCGATGGAGTTACTCTGAGATGAAACTCGATGTTAACTTCGGTCGTGACGCATTCTATGCTGAGTTTGGTCACGGTGCTACCTTCCCACAGGTAATCATTGGTGGGCAAAAAGTTGGTGGGTGCACCGACGCTGTAAAATATTTGAGAGAAGGAAAATTCCTGTAATGAAAATCAGACGCACCGATGAATTGTATGAGTTGATTGAAAAAGCAATCGATGAAGCATTCGCGTCGAAACGTTTCCTCTTTAGCATGTATGGATATCTAAAGGGTGCACAGTATACTCGTAAGGAGACTACAGCATTCATAGAATCTGGCACTGCTAACACACTTAATGAAACGATACTTGATCTTGATGCATACATCAAGGGTGGTGACAAGGTTTTGAGAGAAGCATACGGTCACATACCTAAACCAGAAGCAAGAAAGATCAGAAAGTATCTTTATAAAATACTAGAAGATGCATGGATTTATGAAAAGGAAAGAAGACCTGGTCGTAAACGAGCTAAATAATGTTAAGCAGTATTAGGAGGCACCTATGGATTATTCTTTTCTATACATCTCCTTCTTCCTCACGATCGGAAGTTTCCTTGTAGGTTTTTTAATCTCTTGGAATGTCAAAGCAGCATTTGATGCGTGGCAATCTAAGGCAGACTATGCTAAGATAGTTATGCATCCAGAAATGTATGATGGCGACGGTAACCTTGTAGACGATGACCTCTTCTACTTGCGTTATTCTGAGGAAGATGATACAATTACTGACAAAGATGATTAACAATGAATAAATTATTGATTTGTGAGATCTTGCAAAAGACTCACTCTGCTAAAACTAAGGCAGAGAAAGTTAAAATTCTTCGTAATAATAACAGTCAAGCATTACGCACTATCTTTATTATTAACTTTGACGAATCAGTTGTGCCACGAGTGCCACTTGGTGAGGACATTCCTTACACACCTAATGAGGCACCAATGGGGACTGAGCATACTAACTTGTTAGTTGAAGCGAAGAAGGCATACTATTACTTCAAAGGTGGAGCAGAGAATCTTTCTAACATGAAGATTGAATCTATGTTTATTAGAATGCTTGAAGGATTATACAGAGACGATGCCCTAGTCTTTATTAAGGCAGTCAATAAGTCTCTACATAAAAAGTATCGCATTACAAAAGCGGTAGTGCAAGAAGCATTTCCAGAAATTAATTGGGGTAACAGATCTTGAGCGTCTATATTGATCCAAGAAAAACTAAAGAAACTACAGTTGAAGTTAAAGAAGCTCCTAAGGAGGAGTGGATGGCGAAGATTGACCAGATGGATAACGAAGAGTTAGGTCGCAAGATTGCAGCAGGACTCGGTTACCTCTTGATATCTCCGCTTGTTTTTATGCTCTTTTGGAATTGGATTATGCCAAGTCTCTTCGGACTAGCAACGCTAGGATACTTGAAGTCACTTGGACTACTTGTAATGGCACGACTAATTTTTAAGCATGACTAATAAAGTTTGTCTCATCAGTGTCACTCCTGACGCAGAGAAAACTATGGGTTACATTGCTCGTGTAAGTAATCCAAAAAACCAAGACAATCCTAACGTAGAAGGACTACTGTCATATTGTATCAAGCATCAGCATTGGTCTGTGTTTGAGCAGGCACACCTGACATTAGAAATCAATACCACTCGTGCTATGGCAGCACAGATATTGAGACACAGGTCATTTACATTTCAAGAATTCTCACAACGCTATGCAGCAGTTGAGAAAGAGATTCCTGTCCCTGATCTACGTCGTCAAGACGATAAGAATCGACAGAATAGTATTGATGATGTGCCACAAGAAGAAAAGTATTTCTTACAGGGTAGGATCGCACAGTATTTTAATGAAGGAGTAGATTTATATAACGAATTATTGAGACACGGAATTGCTAAAGAGTGTGCTAGAATGGTATTACCTCTTTCAACTCCTACCAAGATCTACATGACAGGATCAGTTAGATCATGGATACATTATATTGATTTGAGGACTGCTCATGGCACACAAAAAGAGCACATGGACATTGCAAATGCTTGTAAGAAAGTATTCATGTGTCAATTCCCTATCGTGTCTAAAGCACTTGAGTGGTGCGAAGACTGCGGATGCCCTGATGGGTGGGAAGATTTACAACCGTGTTTGAGGATAGACTAATGCCAATTTACAATGTCGTAAACAAAGAGACAGGAGAGAAACAGGAGTTTCAGATGTCTATATCTTCATACGAAAAGTGGAGAGAAGAAAACCCAGACTGGGATAAAGACTGGTCAGCAGGTGTCGGGGGCACAATCTATGGATTACCTAAACAAACTGACGGTTTCAAAGAAGTCA